AAGAGTATGGATTTACTTCGTATGGAACCGCATGGAATGGGATACGACTTGGCGTAAATGGGTTGATTACTAAACGTAAGATTTGTCTATTACAAATCCAAATATTTACTTGGACTTGATCACGATCAAAGTATTTTTCAGGGATTTCCATATCTGCCTGTTCGGCAGTTTCTAGATCAATCATCCCCCAATATTCCAGAACTTCAAAACGATTGATGTCTGGGTTCTGATCATTATCTTCTAGGGCGTTTTCCCAGTGCTCTGGGCGGTAGTTAACACCATATTCAATGGCTAATTCAATTGACTCATCACGAAAATGCGGCCTATTTTTTAGGGCGCGAAGCTGAGTACGGCTCATACGATGGCGTTGGATTACATACTCAGCCTCACTGATATTCCGGGCGTCTGGATCAGGGTAGAAATCCCAAATCGAAACAGACTCGACTTTCGGAATAGTTTTGAAGAGAGGATCATATTCGCCTTCTTCATTCCAACGCGGATACTCTTTATCGTATGCAAAGGGGCCTTTGAGAATGCCTGTACCAAACAGGGCCATCTCGAACGCTACATTACGCAAGTGTTTACTTGCATCGCTTTCTTCAAGCTGATCGTGAATAAGTTTTTCCATACCACGAGCAACCATCTTAGCGGGCTCGTAGGTAAATGCCGTAGGAGTAACGCCGGGGCCCGGACGCAGATCATCTTCAACACGAGATAGATCTTCTTTAAGTGGGCCGAGGCGATCCATGATATCAGGACGAGCAATCGTCGCTGAAACCTTAGAGCCATCTACTTTTGAAATTTTTTCTTCGTTAACTTCTTTAGGATCGAAATGAACTGAATCCTGAATGTTCATTGTGACCGTAGGTGGTTCAATACCAATTGGGAATTTAGAACCTGCAAATAAAACGTCTACGATCTGCGCGTATGCCGCGAGAACCTTCGTCTTAGTAATCTTGATGAACGCCTGTGATTTTTCTTTATCGGTAAATTGCGTTTCTGGCCCGTATAATCCTCGGTAGTTTCGGTACGCTCTAAGCCAACGCTCTTCATCTTGATCACGCCATGTGTTTGATTTTGAGTAGCGACTTTCTACCCAACCTACAACACCATCCATCTCAAGGTTTTCTTGAGCTACATCATCCCCTTCTTCTAACGAAGCGGTGTTGCTGTCAGGAAGGTAGTCTTCTGGTTTATCTACTATTGCCATATTTTAATATCCAAGCCTCATACTAGCGGGTTTCCAGCTAGGTTCCTTGTTCATTGTGCCCCAATCCTCAAAAGGTGATTTCGCCCTTGGACGAGACATGACGCCATAACGTATGCTGTCATAAGCGTGGTCACTACGATATCTAACATCGATATCATCACCCCCTTTCGGGTCATTCGGTATGACAGGTAAATCCGCAATTATCTGTCGGCAGGTATCAAAAAACACTATGCCGGGCATCTTGCGTTCCTCGTCATACTTGAGGAGCTCATGGAGCCTGTTGCGTCCTGCAACTCTTGCCCCCGCGCTTCGATCACTGGGACGCCATCTGCATCCTTCAGCAATCATTTCTTCGGCTATACTCGGGCCTATTTGTCCGCGCTGATGCCAACAACTAGAATCTAGTATACCATATTGGATCTGATCGCCGCGCTCTAACTGAAGGATAGCCTTTGCTAGATCTCGCCCTGTATGTTTGCTTACATAAAGCTCTCGGTACACAATAAGTGTCTCAAAAGCGGGATCTATCGCAAACCAGTGCACCGCTGAATACGACGAATATCCATAGTCACAAGATCTAAACTTCCGCCAGTCTGATGGGATCTCAAAAGGTTCCACCACATGGTGATGCGTTCGGAATTCTGGGAATGCCGCGCCATCTGCGATGGCCCAGTCACCTTCCAAGAGTTGCCGTCTTTGCATCTCAGGAAGCGATAGCAGGTTAGCCTCATAATTACCTTCACTGTATAGATACGGATTATCTTTAAGCGTTGCAGGTATGAACCTACGGTTAAATAAAGGCTTCCCATGTTTCTCGTGTCCTTCGGGATATGATAACACATCCCCGGTATCTATGTCTGTAGCCGCGAAACTTTTATTCGCTGGCGACGGATCAATAAACATCCGTTTAACCCATGAGTGGCCGGGGCCACCGGGGTTGCTTGTTGCCCTCATAAAGATAGGCAACTCAGGATCTGTAGTACGCAAACGTGAACGCATATAATTCCATGCGAACGGTGTTGCGTGTTGCGTTAACTCATCAAATGCAATGTAGCTAAACGCTTGACCCTGATAACGTAGAACGTCTTCTTCACGTTCTAGATAAGTCATCCAAAGCTTGGCACCTGAAGGGAAGACCCATTGGCTCTTCTTCTCCTGCCATTTCGCTCCCGGGTACGCTTTCGGATAAAGCTCCTGTGATTTCCAGATGAGCTCTCGGAGTTCATCGTTGGTTCTTCGCAGGATAAGTCCGTTGAAGTTCTTATTGGCGAAGTACCTGAGAGGGTCTGCGAGCAAGCCGTATGATTTACCGCCGCCCGCCGCTCCGCCGTATAGTACTTCTCTTTCCGATGCCGAAAGAAATTCAGTCTGCGGGCCCGGATTAGGCTCGAATACGACTTCCCGATCTTTTGGTTTAGCATCGAAATCTAACCCGTCGCTAACCCCCCTGTTTTCAAATGTGTGTGTTGGGGTGCTGTCACTGGATAGATTTTCATCGGTACCCTTTAATTGTTCTAATTTTTTCTTTGTAGCCGTTAAGCTACGTTTCGCCGCCGCCTGTTTTTTCTTTAGGCTTGCGAGTTCTCGGTCTTCTCTAGTTTTAGGCGCAGTTTTTCGTTTACGCGCATTAAGCTGTTTGCTCCGCTGGCTAGTATCGCCGCGAGCGCGTTTCCAAATATTAGCAATGCCTTGATGGCTGATTGTTTCGCCAGTAGTTTCAGAGAGCCAAGTAGCGACTTCACGGTAACTTTGCCCATTATCGAGGTAATCCATTGCTTGCTCGACGTGAACCACGATTGAATCGTCTGCTTCAAGTACGAGAGGATCTTCCTTGCTGGCTCTGTAACCATATGGAATTTTAGCGTTTTCATTTGGCCTTTTTTTATTATCCCAAAAATTATTCGTTGTTATCTTCATGTTCAACAGGCTCGGTTTGTTTGGGTGGTAATATAAATATTCCGCCCTCTGGCCCCCTGACTTCTACCTGTTCCTTTTTGACCAAGCCGGAACGGTCTAGAATTTCTCGCGCCGCCGCAACTGCGTTGCGAGCACCCATTGCTGAAGGATCGTGTAGTACATCGATCATAGAAAACGTGGCTCTAGGTGCATTCATTGCTAACATCATGCTTGCGCGATCAACAATCTCTTCCCTGAGAGGGTTAACTACTTCGTGTACTTTGGTAGCATCTGAGTATCCTGCCGCTCGCATAGCCGCTCGGATATCTCCTCTAGCTTCCCCAGTTAGGGCTTCAAGAAATGCTATTTGCTTTTCTGTTAATTGCTTTTCTTCTGCCATTAATTAGTACCTGATTTGTGTAAAAAGGCAATATCTTTCTTTAGCCCTTCTAACTCACGAATTAAACTCTCACGCTCTTTCGGCGAGGTAACTGTCGATAATTCAGATAGCTTCTGTTCATTGATGCTTGTCGTCATATCGTTTCGATCAAGACGAAGTTCCATAGTATTACACTTGCCCTTCAGTTCTTTGATCTCTTCTTCAAGATGTTTAATCTGTTGACGCGCAATCGCCGCCGCTGACGCGACGCTTACCAACATACCGCCTAACGTGATTAACAATCTTAAATCTATATCCATCCCATTTTACCATTTTTTGCACGACCAATATCTCGCTGAGAATTTATCATCGGCCGTGTCACATTTGTGACGAGCTCTAAATGACTTACGCCGTTTAGGATTGCTCTTTTTAATTTTCATATCCGGATCGCCAAACCTGACGATCTTTTCCTTGCCGTCCTTACAAGCTTTGACCACAAACTTCTTAGACGCGCCCGGAGTACGACGAGGCTTGTTGCATTTCATCTTCGATTTATCGATGGGTTTGCTCGCCATAATTACCTCGGTGGTTTAGTCCACTCGACTCGCTTGCCACTTGTCTTAGCCTGTTTCGGCTTCGATGTTTTGCACTGAGCCATTGTCGGACGACACGCGGGGTAACCTCGTTTTTCGCCCTCTTTTCTTCCGCAGGGTTTACCTGTCTTACAATCGACCCAACCCTTGCCGTCGTTCTGTCCGAACCACTCGGCTAGGCCGCCTTTACTCATCAGGTATCCACCGCCTTGAGCATATACGCCGGAGGCTTTCTTTTTACCGTCTAGTCCGGCGATGTCGCCTTTGCAGACACGGACAGCATGACCATTAGCATACGCAGATGGATATTTGTCGTATCTCGACTGTGCGGCTCGTTTTCCTCTGGCGCAAAGTTTCGGCATTAGGTCAACTTCTTACCTGATTTTGCACATCGCCCGCGTGATGCACACGCTTGCGGAGTAGTACACGCATTACATACGTTAACTGGTACGCGGTCAGCATAACCACCTTGGTTATAACCTTTACGCGTACTCTTTACTTTTTTTTTACGGCACCGCCTTTAGAAGCCTTCACGCCATCTGCGCGTTTTGCAAATTTAGAACGGTCGTCCATATCTGACTTCTTACGCTTGGCGGCCATTCCACCTGCGTTGTAGCCAGTCTTCTTGACTTTCATGTAGCCGCCATTAGCCGCTGGTACGGATGCGCCACATTTAGCTTTAGTTACTTTCATTATCCTGCCTTCTTTTAGTTAATACCGTGCTGAACACGATTGCCAAAACACCAGCCCCAAGACCTGTAGCGGCT